CTTCAAGCGCATCACGAGAGATCAGCGCCGGGATATAAAGCGGGGAATAACCCGAGGCTTAGGTCAAGCGGCGCTCAAGGGCAAAGACATTATCGACACCAGGACGGGTGAGGGTCGAGGCTTCAAAGGCAAATTCGCGCCGTATCCAGAAAAATACATAAAATCACTAAAGCGCGCGGGCTATCCAACCTTCCCTGTAGATTTAGAAAACGAAGGCGATATGCTTCGGTCAATGCAAGCCAAAGTTACCAAGTCAGACGAGGCGATGCTGTTTTTCGATAGCGCCAAGGAAGCTAAAAAAGCTGCGTTTAACAATAGGACGCGGCCATTTTTTGGTTTCAACCGAAAAGAAGAGCGCGAGATTGGTGATGTATTCAGGAAACAGTTAAGGCTATGAGCGTTAGGGAAAGCATAGCAACCAATTTGGTGACAGCGTTACAGGCAGTGACCACCCCCACCAATATCAAGTTCGTCACTCGTGAACCGTTTGAGTTCGACAAGCTGAGCAACGCTCAATATCCAGCGGTGCTGGTAAGAACGACAAACGAAAACAGAGAAGACGGCACTGTGGGTGGAAGTATTACCCAGCGGTTCGGGACTATTGATTACCAACTTGTCTGCTATGTAAAAGGGACGGGTTTGGATACAGCAAGGAATAACATTGTCGAGTCTATCGAAGAAAAGCTCGATGAAGACAGATCACGCGGTGGACACGCAATCGATACGCAAATCGTGAGCGTGGAAGCCGACGATGGCAGTATTGCCCCCATCGGTGGGGTGATTATAACGGTACGAATTGAGTACCAATACACTCGTGGAACAACCTAAAGGGGTTTAATCATGGCAACGACTAAAGGCTCAAGCGGCGTAGTCAAACTGGCGGTGAGCGGCGGCAGTGTCGCTGCTATGGGTGAAGTTCGCAGCTTCACACTCTCTGAATCTGCAGACACAATCGAAGACAGTGTGATGGGTGACACCGCTCGCACATACTTATCTTCGTTAACGTCTGCCACCCTCTCAATGGAGGTCTACTGGGATGACGCTGACACAGTCCAACTCGTAATGGACTCAGGTGCAGACATAGACTTCGAGCTTTACCCAACGGGAACAGGCACCGGCGAAAAGTACTACAGTGGTGGTGGTATTGTGACTAGCAAAGAAATAACAGCATCCTTTGATGGTATGGTTGAGGGCACGTTTGAGCTACAAGTCTCGGGCGCTGTAACCGAAGCAACTGCATAAGGAAATCCCAAAATGGGACTAGCTAAAGAACTAAGAAACAGAAGACAACTGAATGCTCGAAAGATCGAGGTCGCGGCATGGGCTGATCCAGACGGGCAGCCCTTTGCCATGTATTGCTTCCCGATCACCTGTTACGACGTGAACGAATTGCAGAAGAAGCATCCCAAGTTCATGGAAAACACGACAATGGCGGCGATGATCGACTTGATTGTGATGAAAGCCAGCGACCAAGATGGCAACAGATTGTTCACTGCAGCAGAAGACCGAATTGACCTACTAGGGGAGGAGACTGGGGTCATTTCAAGCATCGCCGAGCAGATGTTTGCAGAAATCCAGACCATAGAGGATCAGGAAAAAAACTGAGGGCCGATTCGTTAAGGTTTAATTTGATTGCCTTGGCGGATCGGCTACACATCAGTATTGGCGAAGCCGAGCAAATGCCCCTCTCTGAATTTAATGAGTGGGCGGCATTCTTCAAGATAATGAGCGAGAGGCAGGAAGATGGCTGACCAGAACGTCAACATAACCATTCGGGCGTTAGATAAAACCAAGAAAGGTTTTGCATCTGTTACTGGTGGTCTAAAGCGTGTCGCTGGCTCCGTACTCAACATGAAGACCGCTATCGTCGGCGCTGTTGGCGCTGGTGGTTTTGGTGCCCTGATTCAATCTTCCATTAACGCTGGTGACGAACTAGCAAAGACAGCAGACAAGTTGGGAGTGACAACTCAAGCGCTCGCTGGATTACGTCACGCAGCAGAGCTTACAGGCGTGTCTACGGGCACGATGGACATGGCCCTGCAAAGGTTCACTAGACGCGCTGCAGAGGCTGCAAAGGGCACAGGAGAGGCCAAGGGCGCATTGCGTGAGCTTGGTATTGATGCTGAGTCTTTGGTTCGCCTGCCCCTCGATGACCAAATGAATATCGTGGCAGAGGCGATGTCTGGTGTGGAGACTCAATCAGACCGCGTGCGGTTAGCGATGAAGCTCTTTGACAGTGAAGGTGTCGCTTTGGTGAATACCCTTGGCGGCGGTGCTGATGCTCTCAAAGCAATGACAGAAGAGGCTGAACATCTGGGTCTCACTCTCTCCCGCACTGACACGGCTCAGATGGAGGCAGCGAATGATGCTATAACTAGGCTCAAAGGTGTTTTCGAGGGATTGACTAATCAACTGGGTCTAGCGTTTGCGCCAATCATCACCTTTGTTGCCGACGGACTCCGGCAGATGGCGTTGGATGCTTCCGACTTTGGCAACATTGGACAAAAAGTGGTAATGGCGGTGGTTCGCGCATTTGGTTTTTTGCGAAACATCCTGCATATAAACCAGATATTTTTCACGCAATTGAAGCTGGGCGTATTGCAGTTAGCAAATGCCCTCGGTCAAAGGCTAACGCCAGTCCTCGATTTTTTTATCAACCGCTTCAACGACATGGCAAACAGCATGGTTGGCGGTCTGCTTGGTATGGAGGCAATTACCACAACAGGGGAGCAGTTGGTCGGTGCTTTGCCTGCGGCTATATCCGAGACAGAAGCCGCCTTGGAGAGTCTAAAAAACTCAAATCCTGGGTCAGAACTGGTCGCTGGAATAGAGGAGTTCATATTAGCTAACAGAAGGGCTGCGGAGTCATTAGCTGTAGTGAGGGAGGCTGCCACAGGTGCAGGCGGTGCCGACATCTCAGCGCCAAACTTTGTTGATCGTCTCAACGAGAGCTTAACCAAGTTACAAGAAAGCCTGCCAACAGTTCAGCAACAAATAGATAGCTTGGCCAAGACCACGATGAAGAACATGAGCGACAGCTTGATGGGTGTGGTTAAGGGCACGGTGAAACTGAAGGACGCATTCAAGCAAATGGCTGCGAGCTTAATCATGCAGGCCATTCAGCTATTCGTGATTGACAAGATAACGGGCGGATTTGTGTCGTTTGCCAAGGGTCTAACCGGCAAAGCCATCGGTGGGCCTGTTCAATCTGGTCAACCATATATGGTCGGAGAGCGTGGGCCTGAGATGTTCGTGCCAAATCAGTCTGGCTCTATCATTCCAAATAAGAAGATGGGCGGGGGCGTTACGGTAATCAATAACGTCGATGCTCGTGGGTCTGGCGCTGACGTAGATCAGAAGATCAAATTCGCTATGGCCCAGTCTAGCCAACAGACTATAATGACGATTCAAGACCTGATGCGTCGGAGACGGTTCGTATGACCACATTCACATTTCCTAGCATCACCCCCACGACGAACACGTTTGAGCTTGTAGCTAACACAAGGACGTTTCAAAGCCCACTGACTAACGCGATACAAACGACATCGCGCAAGGGTTCTTTGTGGCGAGCTAGTCTTCAGTTCAATAACCTATCAGGGGCTGATCGCAAGGTTCTGCAAGCCTTCGTGGTGAAGCTAAACGGGCAGCAGCATCGCTTCACATTACAAGATCACTCACACACCTTGAGGGGAGCGGGTGGCGGCACATTAAGAGTCAAAGGTGGTACTCAATCGGGTACCACTTTGGTTTGCGATGGTGCAACTCCGAGCGTGAATAATTACCTCAGAGCGGGTGACTACATCTCGTTTAATAACGAACTTCACATGGTTACAGAAGACACGAATTCAAACTCTATCGGTGAGGTCAATTTGTCAATCGCACCGCCCATAAGAAAAGTGCCATCTGATAACATCGAAGTTGATTATACGGCTCCGGTGACTGGTGTATTTATGCTTGCTGGCCCTGCATCCTGGGATACGCAGACAGACATAACGTCCAGCTTCAACATTGAGGCGGTCGAGGACGTTCTAGCATGAGCCGTGGTTTTCCTGCCAATGTCCTGACCGCTCTGGCATCGCAACACGTTGCACTGGTCACGTTTGCTGAATTGCAGTTCCCATCTGGGACGATTTACTTGCACAACTCCATCGGTACTTATACATGGGGTGGGCAGGACTGGCTGGGCGTGGGTGACTTGGGGGAAATCAGCCAGATTGAAGAGGGCGCAGACGTTAGCCCTTACAAAATTACACTCTCGCTCTCTGGGTTAGACGCGACCATCTCAGGTGCCGCGCTCACCGAAGACTACTACATGCACCCTGTAAAGGTTTATCTGGGTGTGTTGGACGCAGATGATGCGTTGCTCGCTGACCCGACTATCGTGTTTGAAGGCGCGATGGATCAGATGAATGTATCCGTGGGCGCGAGTGGTGGGGATGTTATTGCTCTCACAGCAGAGTCAGAGCTTGCGCGGTTCGATAGGGCATCGAATCTCAAGTACACCGACACTCAATTACAAACCGACTTCTCAGGTGATTTAGCGTTTGAGTTCATGGCTGACATTGACGGGGCCAAGATTCGCTGGGGTGATCCTAACTCTGATTCTGTTGCCGGTGGAACTTCTACACCAAGGATAAACTTTGACCGTATCGACGTGAATCCGAGAATGTGATGCGGGTTCATTTAGCTCTTAACAAGTGGCAGCGCCGTCAGTTCAATTATGGCGATGCAGACTGCTGCCAGTTCACTGCCTTTGTGGTTAAAGAACTGACCGGCAGGGACTATTCCTCGCAGTTTGAATACACCAGTGAGGCGGAGGCTGAGCTTATCGTCGGACGTAAGGGAGAGTTGGTGGACTTCATTGCCAGCGTGTTAGGCAAGGCGAGTTCTGACTTGAAAGACGGTGACCCTTGTGTCGTAGACATCCCTATAGTCGGTCAAGTTTGCGGAATCAAGCTGTCAGATAAGATCGTGTGCCTGACTGAGAAGGGGATGATTCGGATACCAGACCGGTATTTACTAGCCGGATGGAGCGTCTAAATGCCACAGGTAGTACCGTTTTTAATCAAGGTTGGTACTGCTGTAGCTGGTGCAGCAGCATCTTTGGGCGCAACGGGTGTAGCCGCTGCCGCCTTTGGCTCAACAGCGGTCGCTGCCGCAATCGGTGCGGCAACTGTTGTAGCGGCGGGTGTTGCGTTAAATGCAGCAATGAAGGGCTTGATGCCCGACATCTCCATGCCCCAAGTGGACACGGATCAATCACGACAGCAGACCGTCCGAGGAACGATTGAGCCACAAAAACTGGTATATGGTGAGGCGCTAGTCTCTGGCCCTATATTCTTTGTCGGAGTAGCAGGCACAGATAACAATACGCTATATCACGCCGTCGCTTTGACTGGGCATGAGGTTGATGACATCACGGACATTCACTTCGATAATGAGGTGATAACCGATGCACAGATCAATCAATCGGCACAAGTAACAGCGGGAGAGTTTGGGCCTACA